ATGAGTACACATGTGAGACTCTTTACCATTTCACATGTAGTGAATGTTTAAACTGGTGGAGCTATGCAGGTCACTACTTTGGTAAAGAAATGGTATGTCCTCATTGTGGACTGAAGAGTAAGACAAAATTAAAAGATGAGAGTGGTGATTGACATAATAATCCGGAACCCACTTCATAAAGACTTGACTTTACAGGTCACAAAGGGGAAGTCTTAGGTCATAACTGCTTGACCAGTTTTCATCCTTAACATTATCCCTAAATAATATATGGACATTTACGTAGTAAAGAGAATAAGCATATGGGAAAAGGAATTCTTAATAGAGGTACTAAAGTACACACAAGTAAACTTAAGTATAACAGGTTGACTATAGGTAAAACATTTAATTGTGAGGATGATATGAGTGGAGGACACTTCAAGTATGTACAAAATTCGTTGAAGGTAGAGTCTACTGGTTTTATGGAGGAAATAAGATTGAATAAACAAGAGTATCCAGAGGACATACTAGAGTGGCTCAAGTATACACACTATATCATGGAGGTTACAGTAGCACTAATGGATGAAGCCGATTGGTTGTTTTCAGGTAACATAACAGAGCATTCATTCAAGGAAGCTATACAAAAGTATAGAAAAGAAATCATAACACACACACATTAGGATACTTATGGAAGATGATACAGAGTTGAAGACATTTGACTATGAAAATCTGAAGACAGACTATCAGATGTCAGATGAACAGATTGCAACACTTGATAGAAAGGCACAACAGATATTAGGTAATGCAATCGTGATGATAGATGGTGCACTCAGAGATGAGGAGTGTACAGCAGAAGAGTGTATCAACAGAGCACTCGTGTTTGTCAGCATCACAATGAATCTTATTGAGAAGAACTTCAATGAGGTATTGTCTGAGAACACACCAAAGGAGGTACTAAATTGAACCTAGCCAATGAACAAGAAAGAATCGAAAAGGAAATGAACTCTCTTGGTATTGACAGGTACTACAAAAATATAAGAGAGGCACGAAAGGGTGGTGGTGAATCAACTACTCTCTATGGTATCACTCTAATGAAAGAAGCACTTGACTCAGTATCAGATGGGATCAAAGAGTTTCTTGATGAGGCACTAGCAGGTGGTGCAGGTAAGTATCAAACCTCGGCACTCACACTAGCTCTAATGGATAGAGAAGTGTGTGCCTACTTAGCACTTAAGTACACCATTGATGGGGTGTCTCAACGTAGCCCATTCACTCGTGTTGCCATGAAGTTAGCAAGTGCAATAGAGGATCAGTTTAAGTTTGACCTATGGGACAAAGGTGCAGAGTCAAAGAAGATATTCAGGAGGATTAAGAGGAAGGTTACCTCACGTACTAGCAACAGGTTGTATCGTAGGTACAACATCATTAGAACCATGAGTAGAGTGGAGTTACTGGAACATAATCCATGGAGTAAGACTGAAAGACTACACTTGGGTAGTAAGCTCATTGACATACTCATTAGAACAACAGGTTTAATGGAGATTAAGACTGTCCAGTTTGGGAGGACAAGACGTATCATATATCTCCAAGCTAACAAAGCAACCTTGTTCTGGATAGAGAATGTCAATAAGGAGGGGGAAGGATTACACCCATACTTCTACCCATGTGTAGTACCACCTTTGGATTGGAGTTCACCCTTCAATGGAGGATACCACACCAAGAGGATTGATTCTATCCCAATGATTAAGACTAGGAACAGAGACTACCTAGATGAGATGAAGAATCATTCAATGCCACTAGAGTATGGTGCAATCAACGCACTCCAACGTACTAAGTGGGCAGTTAATGAACCTATATTAGAGGTCATGAAAAAGTGTTGGGAAACTGGTGAATCATGGGCTAACTTACCACCACGAGAGGACTATAAGGTACTACCCTGCCCAATACAAAGTAAGAAAAAGGATATGACACCTGAACAGTTGGAGATGTTTATAAAGTGGAAGAAGAAAGCAATGACTGTTCATGATCTTAATGCTAAGATGACTAGTAAACGTATCCAACTAGTCAGGACTCTTGCAATGGCACGTAAGTTTAGACAGTACAAAGCTATATACTTTGTGTACCAATGTGACTTCAGAGGTAGGAAGTACACAGTTAATTCTTTCTTGACACCACAAGGCCCGGACTATGCTAAGTCTTTACTCTATTTCTCAGAAGAGTTTCCTATCAATGATGAGGAACAAAGGGATTACTTTGGTGTACATGGAGCAAACTCATTTGGGTATGACAAGGTTTCATTCAAGGATAGAGTAGCATGGGCTATAGAAAACACCGATAACATTAAACATTCTGCAAGAGAACCACTAAACTTTAGATGGTGGACTCAAGCTGATGAGCCTTGGACTTTCTTAGCATGGTGTATGGAGTGGGCAAAGTTTAGTGAGGTAGGGTATGGCTTCATGTCAAGGCTACCCATTTGTTTAGATGGATCTAACAATGGACTCCAACATTTCTCTGCTATGCTACGTGATACCATAGGTGGTAAAGCTACCAACCTCACACCTGAACCAGTACCTCAAGACATCTACCAGTTGGTTGCTGATGTAGTACTGGAGAGGTTACATGAAGATGCTAAGCAGGGGGTACCCTACTCTAAAGAGTGGTTGTCCTTTGGTTTAGATCGTAAGATAACTAAGCGACCTGTTATGGTGGTACCCTATGGTGGTACACGCTTCAGTTGTAGAGCATACGTAGAAGAAGCAATGAATGATAGGATACTAGCTAACCCTTCAATGAATCCCTTTGGTGATCACGTATATGAAGCATCACTATACGTAGGTAAACATGTGTGGGATGCTATTGGTGAGGTAGTAATCAAGTCAAGGGAAGCAATGACATGGCTTCAAGACATAGGTAGGAAGATGTCAGAGAAGAACCTACCTATAATATGGGAGACACCATCAGGATTTGTGGTACAGCAGATATATAAGAGCATGAAACCACGAAGGATAACAACCCATATTGATAATGTATTAATCAAACCCTCTATACTAGAGGAGACAGAGAACTTAGACAAGCGAAGATCTATCAATGGCGTGTCACCTAACTTTGTGCATAGCATGGATGCAACTGCACTTACACTAACTATTAACAGGTGTATAAAGAGTGGTATAAAAGATTTCTCTGTAGTGCATGACTCATATGGGGTACATGCACACTTTGTCCCACGTATGGCAGATGCAATACGAGAGTCGTTTGTTGAGATGTATTCTACAACAGATGTACTTACTAACTTTTATGATGAGGTGATAGATGTAATACCAGAACTTGAGACTCCACCTGAACGTGGAGACCTTGATATAATGGGAGTTCTTGACTCACAATATTTCTTCTCATAAATGTGGACATTATAGGTTCAACACAAACAATAACACACACGAAAGGAAGACATGGCAGGAAAGTATCCAGTCACTCCGAAGGGAGAGTTCCGTTGGCCTCATATCATGGTGGCTGACACAACATACAAAGCAGAAGGTCAGTTCCATATTAAGGTACTGTTGAATGGCTCCGAAGCTGAAGATTTGCAGGAGATTATTGATACAGCACATGCTGACTGGAAGAAGAAGTGTCAACAGAAGTCGGCAAAGACATGGCAAGAGTACATGCCATACAAAGTTTCACTTGACTCTGATGGTATGGAGGAAGGGACTGAGTTCCACTTCAAACTTAAAGCATCAGGTACTAATGGTCGTACAGGTGAGACATTCACACAGAGACCTGTGGTTGTCGGCCCAAAAAATGAGCCTATCGCAACAACTATTAAAGTTGGTAATGGTAGTATCGGTAGAGTGGCTTATGAGATAGCACCATATGAACATGGTAGCTCACTTGGGCTACAACTCAGGCTACGTATGGTTCAAGTTCTGAAGCTGGTTGAGTATGTTCCAAGTGGAAACGCTGATGATGTATTCAATGTTGAAGAGGAGTATGAAGTAGTACAAGAGGTACAACCTACTGTCAAAGTAGAAGAGGGTGAAGCCTTTGAAGCAGAAGAAGAGGAACAGTCTGGTGACTTTTAGATCTGGACTAGAGCAACGGATAGCAGACAACTTAACAGGTCGTAACTGTGAGTACGAGTATGAGCTTATGTCCGTTGCTTACTTCATTGAACATAAATATAAACCTGACTTTGTGTTACCCAATGGAATTATAATTGAAGCAAAAGGATACTTCAGATATAAAGAACAAAGGATGCACAGGTCAATCAAAGAACAACACCCTGAACTAGACATACGATTCGTATTCTCAAATATGAACAGTCGTGTTCAAGGTTCAAGATTAACATGTGCAAACTGGTGTAAGAAACATAACTTCTTATGCTCAGAAAAAATTGTACCTCATGAATGGACTAAGGATGTCAAGAAGAAAAGAAACTAACTACATAGTGATCCACTCCTCACACACAAAGCCAAACTCAAATATAAATATAAGAACAGTTGATGAGTGGCATCGTAAGAGAGGACTACTAAGAGTAGGGTATCATTTCTTTATTAAGCGAGGTGGTCAGATTGAAGTGGGTAGAAACCTGAATGACATAGGTGCACACACTAAAGAACATGACGCTGACTCTGTTAGTCTATGTCTAGCTGGAGGGCTGAACACAAGAGGAATAGTTGCACCAGTTTACAACAAAGAACAGTTACATTCTTTATTTATTATAGTAAAAGCTTTGAAGCACATGTATCCAGATGCAGAAGTGGTGGGTCATAGAGACCTGAGTGATACAACATGCCCCTCGTTTGATGTGAAAGAATGGTGGGGTATAAATGAAGATAACGTTGGTCTACTTAAATATAAAGTGGGATCAGTTTGGGTTACTAATTAATAAAGGGGAACATGAAGTTGAAAGATAAACAACCAGATCCAGATGAGATAAAAGAATGCTTTGATTTTTCATATGAAGCACTAGATGATTGGAGGAAGATAACAACTAAGAGAACTAAGATGTCCTTTGAGGCTGACTCATTACAAGATGTCTTAGAAAACTTTCACACATTTTTAAATAGTGTGGGATACTCTTATGTTGGTAAAGTAATATTGGAAAGTAAAGATGGTAAGAAGACATGGACAACTTAGACACACACGAAGAGAGTGAGTTCATACAGCATGAGCCATGCCCTGAGTGTGGGTCACGAGATAACTTAGCACGTTATGATGACGGACATGCCTACTGTTTTGGCTGTAACTACAGAGAAAAAGCAGGTGGCGAACAAAGAGTATTAATAAATAGAGGGGATAAACATATGGATTTTGTTGAGGGTGAAGTAACAAACTTGAGTGCACGTGGTATTACTTTGGACACATGTAGGAAGTGGGACTATTGTATAGGTGAGGTTGCAGGTCAACCAGTACAGATAGCAAACTATAAAGACTCAAGTGGACAGAGGATAGCACAGAAGATTAGGTTTCGTAACAAAGACTTCCATACAAGAGGAGACATAAAGGAAGCAGGATTATATGGTCAACACCTATGGTCAGGTAAAGGTAAGAAGGCTATCGTTTGTGAGGGTGAGATAGATGCATTGTCTGTATCACAGTCACAAGGTAACAAGTGGCCTGTATACTCTGTACCAAATGGGTCAGCAGGAGCCGCAAAAGCGGTACGTAAGAGCATAGAATTACTTGATGGGTATGAAGAGGTTATCTTTTGTTTTGATAACGATGACCCCGGTATTAAAGCATCAAGAGAATGTGCTCAAGTTCTACGACCGGGCAAGGCTAAGATAGCTAAGCTTCCATTGAAGGATGCTAATGAGATGCTAGTTAAAGGTAGAGTAAGAGAGTTGATTGATTGTATCTGGCAAGCTAGAGTGTATAGACCAGATGGTATTGTGAATGGTAAAGATCTGTGGAACATAGTAAGTGCAGAAGATTCCATGTCATCTTGTGAGTATCCATATGAGGGTATAAATAAGAAGACTCTTGGTATGAGGAGAGGGGAGATAGTTACGATCACAGCAGGTGCAGGTATAGGAAAGTCACAGGTATGTAGAGAGGTAGCTAACCACATACTAAACCAAGAAGAAACAATAGGCTACATTGCACTAGAGGAATCGAATAAAAGAACTGGACTAGGATTCATGGGGTTACACCTTAACAAACCACTACATCTGGGTACAGTTGAGGTTACTGATGAGGAATTTAAAGATGCCTTTGATAACACCTTAGATACTGGTAACATATTTATGTATGACCATTGGGGTTCACTTGGTAGTGACAACCTTCTATCTAAAATTAGGTACATGGTGACTGCATGTGGTTGTAGCTTCATTGTATTGGATCACTTGTCTATTGTAGTATCTGGTATAGAAGAGGGTGACGAGAGGAGAACTATTGATAACCTGATGACTAAGCTACGTGGATTAGTAGAAGAGGTGAACTGTGGGTTGATACTTGTGTCACACCTGAAGAGACCACAAGGTAACAAAGGTCACGAGGATGGAGCACAGACTAGTATGGCACAGTTAAGAGGTTCAGCTTCTATAGGTCAACTGTCTGATATTGTTATTGGTTGTGAAAGAGATCAACAAGGTGACAACCCTGATCGTACTACAGTTAGGATACTAAAAAATAGATGGACAGGTGAGACAGGTATAGCATGTGAGTTAGACTATGACCACAAAACAGGTAGACTAACTGAGGTACCTCAAGATGAGATACCTTTTGATGAGGAAGAAGAAAGTGAGGGCTGGTCAGGTGATAGCTCGGTGTTCTAATGGAAATGTTTGAAACATTACACACCGATACCTGTACAATATGTGGGCAGGACTCACAGTTTGTAGGTGATGGAGTTACTGGTATGTTCGGTCTCATTCCAGTTACGTTTTGTCAGCTATGTTTAGATTCAATGATTGCAATGGTGCAAGACTTAAGAGAGGGGGAAGATGAAGACATGTATATTTGATATAGAAACTGATGGGCTGTTAGAAGATTTAACTAGGATACATTGCTTAGTTGTTTATCACATTGAAGAAGACAGAATGTTTTCCTTTACAGGTGAAGAAATAGTAGACGGATTATTTTACCTAAAAAATTTTGACACTATTATAGGACACAACATTATATCCTTTGACCTTCCAGTTCTGAAAGCGTTTCCACATTACAAATGGGAACCGGAACCTACACAAAAGATCCGTGATACACTAGTATGGTCTAGGTTAATCTATCCAGACAGAGCAAAGAGAGACTTCAACAACCAAGCTATTGATAAAGACCAGTATGGTAGACACTCTCTTAAATCATGGGGTCAGAGGTTAGACTTTAATAAGGGAGACTTCACAAACTTTGAGGAGTTAAGTGAGGAGATGGTAGAGTACTGTGAGAATGATGTTGAACTTAACTACAAGCTGTACTGTAAGTTACTTGATGCAAAATTTCCAGAGGATTCTATACAACTAGAGCATGACATACACACCATCTGCTTACAACAAACTAAGAACGGCTTTCCCTTTGATGTTGAAGGTGCATCTAAACTATATGCAAAACTTGCAGAGAAAAGAGATAGACTACAAACTGAGTTAAAGAAAGTCTTTGGTTCATGGATAGTTGATGAAGGTTCACGAAAGAATGATACCTATAACAAGGTTAAGATTGTTGACTTCAATCCTAATTCTCGTAAGCACATAGCTAAAAGATTAACAGAGTTGAGAGGATGGAAGCCTAAAGAGTTTACTCCAACTAATGAGCCGAAGGTAGATGAACAGATACTATCTAAGCTACCTTATCCAGAAGCAAAGCTAATGGCAGAAGCATTTGTTGTGAACAAATTAATAGCACAATTATCAGAGGGAAAACATGCTTGGTTATATCACGAGAAGGATGGCAAGATCCACGGATCAGTTAATACAATGGGTTCAATCTCTAGTAGATGTTCTCATTCCCACCCTAACATCGGTCAGGTACCTAGTGTCAAGACACCATATGGAACAGAGTGTAGAAAATTATTCTATGCA